GTCGCTCCGGGGCCTCCTGGCGATTTTTGGCCCTCCCCCCCCGCCTTCATTTGAAGGCCAGGGCTGCCAGCCGGTAGCCCTGCGCGCCTTCTCGCGCCGCCTTCGTTCGCTGATGCTGATCGCAGCAACCGCAAAGGTTCGACCTCGCATCGGTGCCGCCTCGTGCCTTTGGGCGGATGTGGTCGACCGTCGTTGCCCTGGTGTGCTTGCCTTGCGTGAGGCAGTAGCGGCAGCACGGTTCTTCGGCGAGAACATGAGCGCGAATGGTGCTCCATTCCTTGCCATACCCACGCGCTGCAGCGGTCTCCTTGCCACGTGGGTGAGACCATGCAGCACGCTTGCTGTGCGGCGAAATGTGGACCGGCGGACGCCGCGGCATTCGCTAAAGGAGGACCCAAAAGGAGGGTGCTCGCATCATGCAGCCAGCCATGTGGTGGGCTTAGGTCTGATCGTCATACCGTATTCGTTAGCGCCCGGTGGGATCACGTCCAGGTCGGGCTTGCGCACCAGCCGATTGCACGCGAATGGCCGATAGTCGATGTGATGGTGATGGCGTCCGTATTTCCAGGCCAGCTTGCAGACATCGGGGTGCAACGCGACGATCATGTTCGACTTGGCGAGCGTGCCGTTGCGGTATAGCTCCGTCGTGTTGCCGCCCGACAGAACCTGCGTCGTGATTTTCTTTTGCAGAAACGCGTTGAACAGCACGGTGCACAGACCGGCCTTGAGCATCCTGAGCGATAGGTCGGTGTCCTCGTTGTATCGCGCACGCCAGCGGAACGGCAGGTCGTTGCGTATCAGGATGCACGAGTAAATGCGGGTATTCAGCGTGAACGGGTTCTTGCGCTCCTTGCGCGGCACGAAGAAATCGTAATTCGGTCCTGCCATGCCGACGTTCTCGTATCGCAGACAAAAATCCTCCATGCAGCGAAAGCCCGTGCCGTCGCCGAACATCGCCTTGCTGTTCGCGCGCAGCCGGAAAAACCCGGAAATGTTGTCATCCATGATCCAGTGCCACCGCGCACCCTCGGCAATTGCGTGGTCCCAGATAAAATTCCGCGCCGGTCCCGATCCCTTGCTGCGATCATCAGGCCAGTCGTCGCAGGTATCGTATCGGCGCTGATATTCCTTATCGAGAACGAGGAGCTGGGCCTTTGGGATCACAGCCGCGTAGGCTGCATATTGCTGCTCCTCCACAACGACGCGGTACGGCACGCCCATCGTGTCGAGGTAGCGCATCGTGATCCTGGTATCGTGCCGGCCCTTGGAGGGGATGTAGACCGGAAACCTAGGATTCACTGACAAACACCTTACCGTGGCTCGGCTCCAGTTCGACCTCGGGAAACCACAGGTAACGAGCCTTGGCAGGCACTGGTATGCCGAGCCGTTCCTGGAATTCGTCAACGGCGTCTTGATCAGCAAAATGCATGGTTATGGTGCGGAATGCAGTTTTATCCTGATTGTCGAATTCGGGCATTCCTTGCCATTCGTCTTCGGAGTCCTCTACGCCGAGCGCCATAAGGGACTGCAACTCGAAGTCCTGAAATCCGGTCAATCCCAGGTCGGCGCCCAGGTCGATCAGGTCTTGCATTTCGAGCTTGAGCATCCCGGTATCCCAGCCGGCGTTGAGGCTGAGTTTATTGTCGGCGATCCGGTATGCTCTGATTTTCGCGTCCGACCAGCCGCGCGCCGTCATCGTCGGAACGTGCTCGATCTCCAATTGCCGCGCCGCGAGCACGCGACCGTGGCCGGCGATCAACGCGCCGGTCTCATCGACCAGTACCGGGATCGTCCAGCCCCACTCGCGTATAGACGCGGCGATCTGCGCGATCTGCGCGTCGGAATGTAGTCGGGCGTTGCGCGCATACGGCACAAGCTCGGCGATCGGTCGCCGCTCGACCTGATCCGCCGGCCATTCGATCTTGGGCGGCGACGGCTTGGATGTCGTCTTGCGACTAGCGGGCATTGCGCCGCTTGACGAAGACCAGACCGGCCAAGCCGGTGCATAGCAACGCAAGCGAGACAGGCTCGGGCACCGCGCTGGCACTGAACGTGCCGCTCACCGACGAGGTGAACGAGCCGATACTGTCACCGACTTGGGTGAATGCAGGCAGCACGTTGGCAAAGCCAAGGCCAATGGCAGCAGGCAAGTCCAGTGTCGTGATCACCGCACTGGTGAACACCAGCGCATCAGGCGGTGCGCCAACCGACAGTGCCCCGCCCGGACCAGTGCCGAACGTCACGTCAGTGAACGTGCCACTGAGGAAGTTGGTGCCGGTGTTGTTGGCTGCCGAGTTGATGGAGAACGAGCCACTGAATTTCTGAGCGGTGCCACCGAGGATCGGCACGGCACTGCCGTTACTGGATGCACTCAGGTCGAAGAACGCATTCGTCGCCACGCCGTTCTCGATCTGAGTAATGCCAATCGGCACGTCGACTGCACTCAGTGTGGTTGCAGTCTGTGCGCCGTTCTCAGTGGCAGTGATCGCCTGATTGCTAGCGCTCTGGCCGAACGACAGGATGACCGTGGCATAGGCTGGTGCGTGGAAGAATATGGCGCCGGCGATGATGGCAGTCGTTGCGAGTAAGCATCTCATGACGTGAAGCCCCTGGGATGTGTTGTGTGCCGGGCTTCCACCGGCTTCAGTGAGTAGTCTGGTTGCGTATCCAGACCTGTCGCGCGTCGCCTTCTCACACCTATGGCTCAGCATCGACACGAATAGTCAGTGCGGAGTCGGCTCTGGCTGCGGGGCCGGCGGCGAGGCGTCGACATGCAGCGATGGATCGATGACTACATACTTCCAACCGAACCCAGGCAGATACACGAGGCACCAGTACGTGCCTGACGCGATCGGGTGCGACGGATGCGGGTCCATGCCTGTCGGCGGCAATCCCTGATCGGGCCGCGGCGGCGAGCCACCGGAGCCACCAGGCGCAATCGGGTGCGCTGGATGGCCAGGACTGGGCCAGATCGTGCCGGGCGGCGGCTGCGAGCCTCCCGGCGGAATCGGCACTATTGGGTGCGCCGGCACAGGCGGCGGCCAAATCCCCGGTGGCGGTGGAGGAATTGGCAGCGAATTGTCGATGCCAGGCTGATCGCCCGGCAGGCCTTGGTCTGGGTAATTGCCCCCGACGCTATCGAGCGTCAGGGCGCCGCTGGTCACGCGAAATGTCGGCATCAGATGTCTCCATGTGTTGATGTCTAGGCGCTGGCGCGCTCGGCATCGCGCGCATGGGCCGCGCGACGCATCGTCAGTTCGATCTCGGCGATGACACCGAACGGCAGTTGCTCAAGCAGCAGGCATTCCGCCGACACCAGCGGCACGAGGTCGAGCGTGTGGATTACGCAGGCACGTTTGCGCAGATCGATACGGACATGCGAGCGATGACGTGGGCCAGTTTGTGGGACGATCGGCAGTGCCAGCGGCTCGGCGTAACGGGCGCGCGGATAGGACCAGACGACCCAGTTTCGACCGAGGGATGCGACGACTGCGCCGCGCTCGAAGTGTTCTCGCTTCATGGGACGAAAGGGCGTTCGCTGGCCGGGGCGTTGCACGCAACGGCTGCGAGGCTGACAGAATCGCTACCACCGATTGGAAGCCCACGCAATAATCGTGCGCCGGATCGCGTGAGCTAGGCTTCAGAAGGCTGATTTTGGAGAGTAGAGGACCACAACATAATTCTGCCGTCTGGGCAGCTTTTGGCGGGGGTGCGGAGAACGATCGTAGCGTGGGACGCGCCCAGTTAACCCAAAAAGAGGGTTGTTCGGGACCGATCTGAGCGGGCCGCGTTTTCGGCCTCCGGGTGGTAGAAAATCTTTCTCACGCCCTGCCACGAAGCACGATCGGTGCGTTCATCCCCTCTGCTATCTCAGCGAGAGCCGTGCGAAGCCGCTTGATCTCCTGCGCCCCAGCCGCCAACAGAGGGTTCGCCACACGCTCACGGGCGCGGAGCCGCTCAATCTCTCGTGCTCCTGCCGACAGCAGCTCGTTCGCCTCCGACGGGTCGTGGTTGGCGTCGACCTTCAGCATCATGGTGACGATATCGGTTAGGTCTTGGCTCATGCCTCATCTCCCGGGTGCCAGTATGGCCCCATCGGGGGCCGTGCCGCCGCCCGCGCCTCCAGCAGTTGAGCGAGGGCCGTCCAACCAGCCTTGAACGATCGCTCGGCCAGGGCCTCCTCGCCGACCGTGCGGTTGCCGAGGTTCTCCTGAAACGCCAGCCATGCGGCCTCTTGGTCGTTGCCCATACCCGCCTCCTACTCATCAACCTGCCCCTCGGCCCTCTCGGATGCCATGCGCGAGATGCGCCGGTAAGCCGCAAGCTCGGCACGGTCGGCGCCCCACGATATGCACATGCCGAGAGCGACACCGAAGACGAACGCGGCGGCGATAGCGTGAGGCACCCAAGCGCTCATGGACCCACCCGTGTCAGCGTGCCGAACCCGGGTTTCAGTTCCGTTGCGGCTTCTCGGCAGACCGCTGCGCACTCGACGTTACGCTGTGCCTTCTCGCGATCCGGCGGCTCCTTTGCCAGATGGTGGTCGGCATACCGCGAGAACACATCGGCGGCGTCTAGCAATGCGGCCTGCATCCGGCGTTCCCAAGCAGTCATGAAGCCCTCCCACTCTTCAAAATGCCCCTTTCCGTGCCTGATACGGAGCAAGCGGGCAGTTGCCACAATCGAGCGACATTTTTCCTAAAATGTCACACCTCGCTAACCGAAGGTCACGACTCGGTAGCGTTCCCGATTCGCCCCGTTGCTCAAAACTCGGACGGGGTTTTGAGCAATGTTGCCGATTTGCCACATGGTCCGTCCCGGCCCTGGGAGGCCCGTACACGGCGCGGAGCGTCCCGCCGCCCCAAGTCCCCGTCCGGACCGCCTTCCCGCCGCGTAGCCCAGGCGCCGGCCAGCGCGCGGAGGGCATAGACGGTCCAGGTCACCGCGGTGTGATTGCTCCGGCCGCACCGACGGCCGATCTCGGGCCATGACAGGTCCTCGACGACGCAGGCGACGCAGAGCGCGGTCGGGAGACGGCCGAGCCGCCGCTCGATCTCGACCAAGACCGCGAGCGTGCCGACCAAAGCGATCTGCCGGTCGTGCGCGTCGGCGCCGCCGCTGATCCGCGTGCCGCCAAGCTCGACGCCGCCGCCGGCCAGGACGCGCGCCCAGGCGTCGCGATACTCGACCGCGGCCTGCCAGACCTCGCCCGTGATCCGGCGATCGGCGAGCAACCGGTCGAGCCGCGAGCGGACGCGCCAGCCCTGACGGAAGCTCGCCGCATCGACGCGCGGCGCCTCGATCGCCTCGGCATGGCGGAGTCGGTCGAGCGACGGCGCGTTGCTGGTCACGGCCAGAAGTCCTCCGGCGATGGCCAGCCGACGCCGTTCCAGGCCGGTTTCGTTTCAGTAGTTGGTGGAGTTGTGGTAGTTTCCGTGTGCGATCGGTTGCCCGCGAGTCTGGGCAACTCCTCGAAGGGTCCGCCCAGACAGGGTAACGATCGCACCGGAGAGCGCGAGGATGTTCTACATCCGAGTCGTGATCCGGGTGGGTCGGAAACGGATACGCCTAGCAATCGTGTTCCGTTTCCGGACCTAACCGGCGGCCGGGCGTCGTTGATAGCGGCGTCCGGTTGCTGGGAATTTAGCGCCGATCCGCCCCCAGATTCAACCCTGCCGGCCCGCGCGCGGTTCACCGCCCAACCTTCCGCACGACCCATGCCCGCACGCGGCCGCAGAAGCCGCACGGCTTGCTGGCGATCGGCGGCTTCGGACGCTGGACCTGCGCGGCCGGTCCGCGCCACGCGCTAGGCGGCGTCGGGACCGACAGGCGCGGCGCGTGGTTCAGCGGCGGACGCGGCGGTGTCGTTGGCTGATGGCGCATGGCGTTTCCTCCCGTTGGGCAGCGGATTGATCCGGTCGAGTTGCTCGGGCGAGAGATAGCTCGGCTTCGGCGTGCGTGCCGTGCGCCACTCCTCGACTGGCTGCGCGCTCGCTCGCAACGCGGCGATCGTCTCGGCGACAACCCGCGTCACATGCTCGATCTCCTCCGGCGTCGGCTCGCCGCGCTGCCGGATCGGCGGCGGCGGTGGCAGCGCGGGCAATGCCGGTCGGTTGGCGCGCCACCAGTCGCCGAGCCACGCCGCAAGCTCGCCGTAGGTCGGGAAGCCCTTGACCGCCTGGGCGGCGACGTATTCCAGCGACGCGGTGGTAAAGGCGGCGTCGGGGAAGCGCTCCAGCAGCATCGGGACGTACGCCGCGAGCTTCATCTCGGCTTCCTGACGGCTAATGCTGACGGCGGACAAGATGCCCAGCGATTGGCACCACTGCCGCACCACCGGAACGTGGGTTCGCTTTGTCTGCATGATCGTCGGTCTCCTGCATGTCGCCGGCCGCGCTTTCCGAGAAACCGCTACGGAAAGGGGCCGCCGTTGTTTCCTTCCTGTGACGCGAGCGAGATTTATGGGGGCGCCCTCTGGGGGGGGATTCTGCATCTGTATCTGTTCTAGGCATTGGGTCACGCTCGTGTGAGCCTTTGGCTTCCCCATTGGGTCGCTGCGCATTGGGTAGGCCATTGGGTCGGCCTTTGCGTTTTTTCCATCCTTCCGTAGCTGCATGGCGGCCCGACGCAGAAAGTTCGGCGTCTTTGACCATGCGTCTGCTAACGATGTTCCCCTCATTATCGCGGTCAAATACCCCCCTCGTTTCAAGCTCATCCACGAGAGGGCGCACTTGCCTTGCATCTGCATGACACATGCGGGCTATCTGCTTCGCCTCGGTCTCGTTGCGGCGGGTCGGCGGCAGCGTCAGATGGCCGGGTGGGTTCGACATCGACATGATGCACAGCATCCGCATCCATAGGCCCTGGGCGGCGAGCGAGCAGACGGACAAGGCCGGATCAGTCAGCCAGTCTTTCCAGAAGAACTTGCCCCAGGGCAGGCCGCTCATTTGTCAGCCGAGGTAAGGGGAAAGGGTTCTTTGTCGACGATCCTGCCATCTTCGTTCAAGACCACGAGAAACCGACCGGTTGGAATCAATGGCAGCCGACAACGCGCGCACAATCCCGGACTTGGTTCCGGCATATCGGTAAAATCGTCCCGCTCGCATCGCGGGCAGGCGAACCGATATCTCAAGTCGTGGTCGTATGGCATCGCTAGTTTTCCTCGATCTCGGCGCGGAAGGTGGCGCGATCCTCGGGCGACATCCGCTTCCAAGCGCGGCGGACGATCGTCAGCAGAGGCGTATCGACCTTGAACCCGGCAGCACGCGCGGCGGCACGCGCAGACTCGAACTCGCCGGCCTCAAGACGTTCGGCGATTTTGGGCGCATCGCGCTTTAGGCGAGCGACGATCCGTGCTGCGCTCGTACCCTTCGGTAAACGGTGTATGTCATCCACCGTTTTATGCCCACGCCCCGGACCTGCGTGCCGTTCTTTCCGTGCTTCGTCCCAACTCTCGCCGGTCGTGCGCAGACGGTCACGCCGCACTTTTAGATCGTAGGCAGGGACTTCGCCGCGGATCATGTTAATCACTTCGATCCCTTCCCGCCCTTGTGTTTCTAGTGCAGCATGAATCGTCCACCAGCTACCAAAGCCCAACCCCTCGCGAAACGGCCGCATAAGGTAATCTTCAAACCGTTGCAGTACGAACCGCTGGCCGTTTGGCGGCATAGCGCGGTCCTGCCATAACGGCTGCTGCCATTCATTTTTGCCAAGCATGATGCGAATGTGCCGCGGTAGTTCTGCGGTCCAGTCGCTGCCTGCGAAACTGGAGTGCATATCACGGCACAACTCGCCCGCTATGACTTCAGGCAGCTTCACTAAACGGCTCTCCACGATACAGCGCAGCAAGCCACGACCGTAGGAATGCCGCGCGACGTTCAAGCACATCGTCGGTAGTTAGCTTGTCCATCCGACGGATGCCGACAAACCTGTTGGCAGAAGCGTTTACCTTCGCATAAGCGGCTTCATCCGGTTCGCTATCATGCGGCAACATTCTAACGATCCGCCCCACTAATCCGCGATTGATACTACGCAAATCTGGCTTCCGCGCCTGCTCTGTGTGGCCGGCGCCGGGTGGTGGAGGCGGTGACATTTGTTCGCGATAGGCGCGCTCGATCGTTGTCGCCAGGAAGTCGGGAACGCGACCAGCAGCGCTAGGGACGCGCAAGAAAAAATCCCGCGCTATACTAATGTCATCCTCGGCGTCACCCCGGAGAATGGCGCCTTTGAGAGTTACCTGACTGACGCGCCCGATGACCTCAAAGGGGTCAACTCCGCCGCCATCCCCTCCCTCATCAGGTATCCTCGCGCTCGCGACCATGCGCTCAATTTCACGCCCCCACTTAAGCAGCAACGTATGTGCTGGTATTATTACCTTGGCGAACTGGTAACTATCGAGACGAGCTTCACTGCGGATAAAACGCCCGATGAGTTGGATGAAGAACAATCGCGTCAGATAGTTGGTGGCGTAGACACCGACGCGAAGTCGGGGAATATCAACACCCTCCGAAATCATGCGAACAGCGATTACGATGTCGCCGACGCCATCACGGAATCTGGTTATGCCTCTGTGAGCATCAGGCGTGTCGTGATAAATCTCGGTTACGGTCAATCGCGACCATGCGGGATTATCGTTCAGGAGCGACCTTACAACCCGAGCGACCGCAGCGCCTTCATCCGTGCTTCCGACGATCACCATCATCGCTGCATATTCGTCGCCAGCCTGATCTCGAAGATCAAACAGTGCCTTGATCCCGGTCTCCAGCATTTCGAGCATAAACGCGCCATCGGGATCGAGGAGAGGACCGAGCCGATCAGTCTTGCGAGCGGCGGCAAGATCGGTGACGCGCGACCAAGTACTATCATTAAGCAGGGATCGATACTCGACTTCCCCACGACCCATAACGGTTATGAACTCGACCGGACGGCAGACTTGATCGCTGATGGCCTCGCCGTAGCTATAGGTAAATGTGGGCAGTGCTCGGCGGATATGATTGCCCTCCTCGTCGATTTCATCGACCGAATCAATCATTGAAAGTTGCGCCCCTCGCGTATTGAACGGAGTTCCCGTTAAAGCGAGCCGAAGCGACGCGGCTTCGGAGACAAAGTTAAGCGCCTTGCCGAACGTCTCGGCTTCATCGGCGTGGTGCGGTTCGTCAGCGACCAGCAACCCCCGATGTCGGCGCAACATCTCGGCAAATAAGTCCGGCTCCCTAGCTAGTTGCGCAAAGGTCACAACTAGAACATCACATTCACCAATTAGGCTCTCACCGTAGGTGAGCCGCTCCAATAAGGTCTCATTCGGCACATCGTGTTTTGACTCCAGACCAAAGAGCCGCAACGTGTCGTGCCAGTTCTCTTTGACATTGACCGTAGGAGCGACGACTAGGCAAAAGCCGCTGTCGAATTCGCGGCGCGCGATCGCGATCAACTCACAGCCACAGATCGTTTTCCCAGCACCAGGGCAGGCAGCAAGTAGAATTTTGCTGCCGGGTTCACGCCATGCCGTAAGAACCTTAGTTATGGCGCTGATTTGCCAGCTACGAGTGGCCCTATTAGGTTGCATTGCTACTTCCTTTCCGTAAGTTGCACTCCGAACAGACGGCCCGGCCATTTGTCAGAATGGTCGGGCCACCATTTGCGTATGAGGTGGCGTGGTCTGCGTGAAACCGGGCATCCAGCCTTCGGCCACAATCAACGCAAATCCCTTTATCGAGAATGAATAGATATCGGCGCTGCCTGCGCGTGAACCGTCGCGGACCTTGGGGGGCGCTACCTGTCATGCCGCGACGCGTCCTCTCAACGGCACTTGCCAAGCCGCCAGCGCGTCGAGCACGCCGACCACGGTCTCGCAGACCGCGATCCGCATTCCGGCCGCTTCCAATCGTGGGAACTCCTCGCGCTGGCCCTCGACGTAGCGGCGGGCGCCGGTTCGCCGGTTGACGATCCACCGCGCGATGCTCAACCGCTCGCCCGGCCGCTTCAGTTCGATCCCGTAGATGTTGCGGTGCAGCACAATAATATCAGGCCAGTTCCGCTTGAGACCGAGCCGCAGCAGCTTGACCGCATAGCGTGCCGGTAGGGGCACATGACCAGCCGGGAACGTCGTCCACCGGGCCGGCGGCATCAGGAGCCGGTCGAGCGCTTCGGCGACCGCGGCGTGCAAGTCGTCCTCGGGCGGAACCGGCGCGGTTAAACGGAATGGCGGACTACGGGCAGCAATGCCAGCGCGCGGCATCGCACCTTACGCCGCACGCGCGGGCTTGGCGGGGCGCAGCGGGCTGTCGGCCTCTATGTCCTTGATCGAGAGTTTGATGCGGCCAGTGGCGACCTTTCGCACGGCCGGCCAGTAGCGCGCCGGGATGCCCCGGATTTTCCACTTGCACACCTGGGTATCGTCCACACCGAGGCGGCGCGCCAACTCGGCCTGACTGCCCAAACTGTCGGCGAGTTCATCGATGATCCGGGAATGGCGCATGACGCAAAATCGTAGTTGCCTACAAGGCAACGGTCAAGCCAACTTATACCAACGCAACGTTTGCAACCCGGTAAAACGCCTTGTAAAGTTGCCTTAATGGCAACCTCGACATGGTAGTGAATCGCAAGCGCAAGCGTTACCCTCGGCCTATGGCGAAGCGGACGATTAGCGCGAAAACCCTGGAAGGTGTGGGCGCGCGGCTGCGCATGGTGCGTGCCGTTCTCTCTCACACCCAGGCCGACTGGGCGCGAGCGTTGAAGATAACGCGCCACCTTCTGAACAAGTGGGAACAGGGCGCGGCGCAACCCAACATCGATGTAATGACGATGATCTGCGCGTCGACAGGATGCACGCTGGATTTTATTTATCGGGGTCGCGTGGGCCTCGACATGAAGCAGGAACTTCGGGAGGCGTTGGCCCATTCCTTCCGCGACTCGCCTTATGTTTTCCTGCTGTTTTCGCCCACTGATCCGCCTTCCGGGCCATCTTTGCCAGGGCGCAAGCGGCGTAAATAGCCGAAACCTTGTGCGACGCAGATTGTTCGGGCGTTACCGTAGCCCGTTTCCGGTTCGGCATCGTTCCCTCGTGTGTTGCATCCCCTGTGTAGCAAACGCACGGCATAGCTAAGAAATTCCGGCAAACGTCGCTGACCGTACGCTGCCACTGTTGCCTAATCGGCGACGCATGTCTGGAAGCGTGCTCCCGGCGCTATACTCGTGTCAAGTTTGCCGCAACAATAGGTGTTGCCTTGAAGGCAACTTATGGCATAGCGTGGCCCGCCCACTGAGATTCAGCGGTAAGGGTAACAGCGCATGTCAGATATTCGATCCCCTGGGCCGAGCACCATCGAACGCTGCGTTGCTGCATGGCAGCGTGCCCAGGCGGCCATAGCAACCGACGATGAGTTGACCATCGACGAACAACCCATAGCGTCTGCGTTTGATGCCGACCCCTCTATTTTGAGTCCGGATGAATTGCTGCGACGCATCGTGCGCGCCCTGGTGTTCGCCGAGGCACGCCAGCAAGAGGCGAAAACGCTGGTCGGACTCCTGCAAGCCCGCCAGCGCCGCTACGCCAACCGTGCGGCATGGCTGCGCGAGGAATTGTTACAAGTGATGGTGGCGCTGGAGCGTCCCAGCTTCGCCGCGCCGTTCGGCACGGTCACGCTGCGGGCCGGCGTGCCGTCAGCTGTGATCATCGATGAGGAGGCGTTGCCGGATGAATATATCCGGATCACCCGCAAACCCGATGGGACGAAGATACTGGCCGACCTGAAGCAAGGCGTCGTGATCGAGGGCGCAGTGTTGTCAAACGGCACACCGAGCGTCGCCCTGTATCGCCCGCGTGCAATTGCCGATGAGACGACGGACCCCGAGACAACGGAGGAATGATGGCGCAGCAAGCAAGGCCAGCGGCGAGACAGCAGGATTCAACCGCGGTTGCTCTGCGGTTGCTTCCGCCGCCGAATTACCACGGCACCGCGCAAAGCTGGCGCGTTCTCTGCGAGACGATTTGGCCGGCGGCGAAGTCAGCGGAGTCGATCATGCTCGCGGTGTCCTATTGTGCAGCGCGGCACTTGGACCCGTTCAAGCGACCCGTGCACATCGTTCCGGTTTACAATAGCTCGCTGCGTCGGGAGGTTGAGACCGTCTGGCCGGGGATCAACGAACTGCTGACCACCGCAGCTCGCTCCAAGGCGTTCGCGGGCGTCGATGAACCGGAGTGGGGGCCTGAGGAGACTCACACGTTCAAGGGGACGGATCGCGAGGGGCAGCCGGTCAGCACAACCGTGACCTTCCGGGAGTGGTGTTCCGTCAAAGTCTGGCGGCAAGTCGGTGGCGAACGGAGGTCATTCTCCCAGCCGGTCTATTGGATGGAGGCGTATGGCCGGCAGGCATTTCGCTCCGAGCTTCCTAACAATATGTGGGAGAAGCGGCCACGCGGTCAGTTGCATAAATGCGCGTTGGCGGCATCGCTGCGCCTGGGCTTCCCCGAGGATGTAAACGAATACGCCGCCGAGGAGATGGAAGGGCGAGAGATCGAGGCGGGCGGCGTTACGATCGAGCACCGCGTTGACCACGAAGAGTCGACGCCCACCGACCGCGACCGGCAGGCTGATCAAGTCTATCCGCCGTCGCCCCCTGGCGACGCTACGCCCGGTCGCGCGCTGCTTGAGGAGCAGAATGCCTCACGTTGGATCAAGAACGTCCAGACGCTCCTGGCGGGCGTAGCGACCGAAGCAGCATTCCATGAGATCGCGAGCCATGCGCGGGTGCGGAAGGCGCTGGAAAAAGCCCCGGCGCTGATCCGCCAGAATATCAATGACTGGCTACGCGAAGCCCACGAGCGCGTCGTCGAGCCGAAGGTGCCGATCGGGGATGATCCACCGCCGCCGAGCGACGACGACTGGCCGGATGATCCGATCCGCGAACTGCTCGCCGAGATCGAGGCGATGAACGCCGACGAACTCGACACGCTGACTGTCAGCGCGTCGTGGAAGGTCAAAACGCGCGATCTGTTCCCGCCTGACATGGATCGCATCAACGAGGCCATCGCGCTGCGCAAGGCAGTACTCAAGGGAGGCACGACACAATGAAGCACAAACCCGACCACGAGATGGAGATCATGCGGCGCGGTCTACGCGATCTCGCCGTCCTGTCAGTCGGCGGCCGCCGACGCGTGCTGGCATATTGGGGCGCGCGGATCGAAGCTATGCCGGCCGGTGATGATGACGCGCGCAACCCGCAGCAACTCGACATCGAGGAAGTGTCACAGATGCCGCCGCTGCACGCGCAACGCGCTGCGTCGGCTGCCTGATGCAGATCGAGGCCCGCCACGTCGAGGAAGATGACATCGAGCGCTTGCTCGACGTGAAGCAGGTCAGCGATCGCTTGGGCGTCAGCGAGAAAACCGTGTGGGTGATGTCGGGCGACGGGCGGTTCCTGCCGCCCTTGCGGCTCGGCCGGCTGACGCGCTGGCGGGTGGCGGACTTCAATCACTGGGTTGAGCAGCACGCGGAGCGACAGCAGGTCCAGCCCGCGCGCAAGGGGCGCAAGCGGTAATGCCCGACCTGTTGCCCATCACGCTGCAGGACATGATTGAGGAGGTGCGCCGCGAACTGCGGATGCGCGCGACGCTGTATCCCAAATGGAAGGCCGATGCCGGCCGCAACAAGCGCAACCAGATCGACCGGCAGTGGGACGTGATGGAGGCAATCTTAAAATACCTGGAGGAGCACAATGGCCACACAGCTTGAACAGACACGATGGACCGAGAATAAGCGCAGCGACGGTCTGGCGATCCTCCCCGGGATCGACGGCCTCGTCATCATGCCGGCCGGCGAGCGGTTGCCGCTGGACAGGTGCCCGTGCTGCGACAAGCCGTTTCTGACTAGCAGAGCCGCACAGCTTGTCGCCGATATGATGTATCCGATGGCAAAGGATAGCTGACCGTGCGGCTGCTCGGCTTGGTTGCGTTGCTCGGGACGATCTGGATCGCGTTCGGCCTGATCGTGCTGGTGCTGTGACGCTCCAGCGCTGCGCCTGCGGCCGCAAGGCGATGGCGTTCGCTCCGGGCGGCGAGGCGAGCTACGCGCCGGGTCATGTCCTGGTCGACCGCGGTGCTAGGGCCCAGGCATGGTGCCGCGCCTGCGCGGAGGCCCGTGGCTGGCTTGCGGCGCCGGAGCGGTCAACCGTAGCGGTCGCATGCCGCACGCCACGTAGCCAGCGCAAAACCGGCAAGGCGTCGGTGCCTAGGAGGAAGCGCAATGCGTGATCTGAGACTGCTTGACGCGCATCGGTTACGTGGGCGCGAGGTCGTCGAATTCTATGGCTGGGAGGGCGATGATACCTGCGGCGCCTTCAGGGTCCGATCGTCGATCGACGGCGGCGACTTGGTGGTGATCGCGAGCAACGGCGAGGGCTGGGATCATGTCTCGGTCTCACGGCGTAACCGTTGCCCGAACTGGACGGAGATGGAGCAGGTCAAGCGGCTATTCTTTCGCGACGACGAAACCGCCATGCAGCTTCACGTTCCGCCGTCCGATCATGTCAACGCTCACCCTTATACGCTGCACCTTTGGCGACCGCTCGATCAGGAGATACCGCGTCCTCCGAGCATCATGGTCGGGATCGGAACCTCGCCGCTAAAGTCGGCACAGGACGCACGGCTAATGCATCGCAAAGCACTTGCCGAATTGCGCGAGCGGAAGGTGCCATGAGACGGCGGTGTCTTTGCGCCTATGCCTAGACTGCCGACAGCCAACACTACGGCATGGGACGGCCTCATATTGTTCCGACTGTGCCGAACGCCGCAGGCTTGCTGCACGCAAAGCCTACAAACGAAGGCGAAGCAAGCCCGCGCGAGCGAAAGGGAAGGGACCGATGTCGACACGCTACAATGTGACGGTGGAACGCGAAGAGTACGACGAAGCATCCGGCAAGGTGACGGGGCGCGCCGAATATCGCATCGAGGCGTATGGCCTGCTTCAGGAGGCTTGGGATGCGGTCGAGAACGAGGTGGCGAAATTCGGTTGGTTCGACGATCGATGAGAACGTTCACCGGCTACAGCGGCTCCAGGGCAGTCGCGGAGCTATTCGGTCGTCTGCACGACGCGGAGGTAGACACCTTGATGGTCGAGCTCGGACATACCGCGCAGGGCCATTACGTGATCCTGCTGACCGATCGCGACTTCCGGGTGATCCTGACGACCAAGCAGGCCGAGGCGGTGTTGCGTTCGTTGGCGGCGATGGTGTGCGCCGTGCCAGAACTCGGCGACGATCGAGCAACCTCGTTGCTCGGCAGCGCGCTGGTCGAGGCGCTCGTCCATATGCCGGGTCGGCATACGGTGCACTGATGGGACCGGCGCCAGAGGACAGTTGGGAGCAGAAATTCATCCCCGGAGTGGGTGAGCCGACAATGACGTTGACCGTTGAGGGCACTTGCGCAGAGTCGCTTGAATTGAAGGTGTCATGGACGATTTCGCGGGCGGATGCGTCAATGTGGAAAACTCCCATTAGCGTATCGCTTTCCCCCCATATCCGTGTATCGGCCACTGACGAGCAGAAGGCTCGCGCCGCTGCTGAAATGTGGGGCGTGGATTTCACCTTGACCCGCGAGGATGCGCGGTTACTGAGCGATTGGTTGCGTTCTCTGTTGCGATTTCCGGACCTTCGCCAGGAAGTGACCGAGGATGTTGCCCGCGAGCATGTTCCCGGCGGAGCCAACAAGTCATCGCTCTAAACCCCATCGCGTCAGCATAGCAGCGTTGTAGTCGCCGGGTATCAACCGGGTATTGCCTGACGTCGAGTTGCCAAAATGGCAACCATTACAACGGGTTAAGGTGTGGAAAGATGTTGTCCCGCACAACATGAGGGGGGATAACGTGTCCTAACCCGTATGGAAGAAACGTTGATTTTCCAAGGGTTTCCGGACATAAGGGTTAGGTTGCCGTTATGGCAATGTGCCCTGGTACCCGGAGTCACCGGGTATTTTCCGGGTACCAAAACGGGAGAATAACCACGATGCAACGCCACGCCACGTTCGCCGAGGCCAAGGCAGCGAAGGCCACCGGCAAGCCGATCGCGCTTCGGTTCGGCGAAGGCCTGTTCCTCTGGGTGACGCCCAACGGCACCAAGTCCTGGCGCTGCAAGTATCAGCCCCGCGGCGGTGCCGAGACGACCGTCGTGCTGGGACGCTTCCCCGAGATGTCGATCGTGGACGCCCAGGTTGCCAGAGCGGCAATCCGCGAGCAGGTCCGCCAAGGCAGCAACCCGAAGTCGATCCGGCGCGAGGTCGTCACCTCCCGGCTGGCCGGCGAGGCGAACACGCTGCGCGCAATCGCCGAGCTATGGGCCGAACGCGCGCGGATCAGGACGGAATGGACCGATGACCACGATGCGGCCATGCGCTCTCGCCTCGCCCGGTTCGTCTATCCGAAGCTGGGCGACCTGCCGGTGGCCGATGTCACGATGGAGAACGTCGAGGCGCTGATCTTCGCCCTCTATCGACGCGCGCCCGCCACGGCGACCTGCGTCAAGCAATATCTCGGTGGCATTTTCGATTATGCGCTCCGTCACCGCATGGTGCCGTTTAACCCCGTCACCCAGGTCGCGGTCGATCTACCCACGCACAGCGCTGAAAGGCGCGAGCATCGCGCGCACGTCCGCAGCATGGATCAGGCCCGCGCTGTCCTGGCGGCAATGGAGGCGGATGCTTCCGGCCGGCGCGCTCCTTCGCCCTATACGCTGTTGTGCCATCGGTTCATCGCGTTGACCGCCGTGCGTAAGCTCGAAGCTATTGGCGCGCAGTGGCGTGAGATTGACCGTGAGCGCGGCATCTGGACGATCCCGGCGGAGCGGATGAAGGGCAAGGCGGGCAAGCGGCGGGCCCACATCGTGGCGCTGTCACCCCAGGCGCTTGACGTGCTTGCCGCGGCGCGCGCGCTGACCCGCAACGAATTCATCTTCCCGTCGATGTATGCCGGCAAGCGGCAGGCTGCTCGCTCCGTGCTGAACGTCATGATGGCGTCGTCGCTGGCGCGCGCGGGCCTAGGCCCCATCCACACGGTGCACGGCTGGCGCCACACGTTCGCCACGCTGATGGTCGAGGCGAACTTCCGTGACAAGCCGGTGGTCGATGCCATGCTGGCACACAAGCCCGTCGGGGTGTCCCACGCTGCGATGGTCTATGACCATGCGGAATTGATCGAGGAACGGCGCCGGGTGGCCTGCGCATGGGCTGACATGCTGATGCAGGGCGCCCCCGCCGCGCGCGCCCTAATCGGCCTGGAGGCCGAGGCGGTTCAGGAGGCAGTAACGCCCAGCAACGTGGTGCGGCTGCCCCAGCGCGGCGCCCAGCCCCCGCGCGGACGGGTTGCCGTTTAGGCAACCCAGGCATAGCCTCCAGGTCGGGAGGCTCAGTCAATGGTTGAATACAAGGAAGCCGGCCAGCTTGTCCCCGGCGACGTTTACATCATGCGGATCAATTATCAGCGTCGACGTGACCAGACTTACCGGGTGACCGGCATAAGGCCGGGGCCTGCCTCGACCATTATCAACGTCTCGGTCGAAAGCATGGACGGGGACCGCCCCAAGTGCCGCCGCACGATTAGTTTTTTCACGGTCAATCGCGTGGAGATGGTGGGTTCAAGGAACCTGCACTTTGTGCGGCTCGCGGGGGAGGACTGAGCCATGAGCGTCGCGCGCGATGTCTACGACCTCGCCGGGGACAAGATGGTTCTCACGCATGAGGGCGATAAAGACGTGCTAACCTTCGGCGACAAAGGCACCGGACGCGAGTGCGGCGGCTGTACGCTCTGCTGCAAGGTTACGCCAGTACCCGGCCCGCCCCTGCACAAGCCGGCCGGCGTCCGCTGCAAATACCAGCGCACCGGCAAGGGCTGCGCGATTTACGATGAGCGTCCCTTCGCCTGCCGCACCTGGGCGTGCCGCTGGTTGATCGATCACGAGACGGCCGGCATGCCGCGCCCGGACCGTGTGCATTACGTGATCGACATCAAGGATGACTATCTTGAGATGGTCTATGAGGACGGCACAAGGCAGCGTATCGGTGTAATCCAGGTTTGGATCGATCCAGCCTTCCAGGACGCCCACCGCGAACCCCACCTGCGCGCCTACATGCTGCGCATGGCGGAGCTCCACCGTTACGCCACCATCATCCGGTTGAGCAGTCGCGAGGCGATCACGGTATTCCCGCCACCGCTGTCCAGCGACGGGCAATGGCATGAGCGCGGCGACGGAACGATTGTCAGCCGCGACAAGACTGACCAAACGGTGATGGAGGACCTCGCCCGGTATGAGATCGGATTGGAGGGCGAGCCATGAAGCCGAAGCTCTTGAAGGCGTTCCGGCGGGACTGCGACTTCGCGGCGAAGCATCTCAAGCTCCAAGGCTTCTTCCGCACGATGTTCGTTATCCGGGGCCATGACGGGCAGGTGATCCCCATCATGGTTGCCGGCGGGGAGAAGGCCGACGCCTATCGCATGGTGCAAATCGCCGCCGTCGCGCATGACGCGGAGGCGGTCAGTTGCATATCGGAGGCATGGACATTGCCACCGGAAGCAACGATGCCGAACTTGCTGCCGTCCAAGTCAGAACGGCGCATCGAGGTCATCGCGGTGCAACTGGTGACGCTCGATGAAGCGCTCTGCTCGATGCGGGAAATCTTGCGCGACGCGGAGGGCAGGATCACCGGCCTCGGACCTGAGCGCGTGAAGCCGACCGCGACGCCGGCCGGCGACTTCAGCGGAACGATGTCGAAGGTTGTGCCATCACGCCGGCCCGACCCGGACGCCCAGGCGGAAGCTCGAGCGTTGCTGGAGCAATTCGCCGAACGACTAGCCAGCTAGGACGGGGCCTAGACGGCGCGGAGCCATGTCAGCCCTCGTTCTGGTTGTAACGGGCCTTGTATTCCGCAACCGAGTTGATCCGGGCTTGCAATCGCCAGCGCGACTGGGATACGGAGCAAAAGCGGACCGTCGCCGTGCGTGAACACAGCGACGGTCCTGACCTAACCGAAGAAGGAACCTTCGATCATGGCTACGCACACCATACCAAAACCCGCACTGGTGCGGCCACTCCCGGTCGCGCTGCGGAGGGCTGCGTGATGCGCTGGGGAGCGACAGCTTTCATCCTGGCGGCTGGCCTCACTGTCTGGGGCGCTGTTGCCGCCAACCGCCCGACGCCGCCACTCACGCCATTGACGCCGCTGATAGGACCGACGCTAGCGACGCCACTGATGCCACCACCGCCGCCGAAGCCACCGACCTGCGAGGCTAACTGGCGTTCGTGCGCCAGCGACGAGGAAGTCGCAAACAACTGGCACGGCTGGTCGGGCCTAAGGTTCGAGTGCGAACGCGCCGCCAGCGCCCATGCAAAATATGGCGAACCGAAATGGCCACACTGGTACGGAAACTTCGGCAGTTACATGCGCAAAGACGCATCTTTCGTGAAGGAAGGGAAAGCCGTCCTGCTCGAACCTGACGCCCAATTCCAAAACCGCTTCGGTGCAATGGTCCACGTTCGGGTCGAGTGTTCCTATGATCTCGCCAATGACCAGGTCACCGACGTGTCAATTTCGGAGAGCGACCTGCTTCGAGTCACGGACGAGGACCTTGCCAAATTGCGGGGCAAATTGCGGGAGGAGCAGGCGCGGGAGGAGCAGGCGCGCAAGGATCAAGCACAAGCTGCTCCCAGGGCGGAGTGCCACCCAACCGCGTACTTAATTTGCGATCGATTTCCGACCGGAGCCACGGCGAAGCCAGCGAAGCCCAACTGACCCGACAAGCGAACGGCGCCCCAGCGCCACGCAGGCGCGCGCTACGCGGCGGTAGCTACGGCCGACCGCTCGGCGCGAGCAGGCACCGCTCGACGATCTTGGTCAGGAGCACATTCCGCGCTTCCGCATTGTGGTCGTATTGCCAAGTGATCGCGCCGAGGAACAGGCAGTTCATGACGATCAGGAGTAGGAACGCGGGCGGCAAGACGCGGATCAATCTCTCGCTGATCCTGACCAGCGTGCCGCCGGTATCAGTCGGCGGCGGCGGATCGTGCGGCTTGTCCGACATCAGGCCAGCACCATGACGCGGGCCTGGGTCGTGATAGCCGGCGCAGCTGCGACCGTCGCCCACTCCTCGATCGCGATCTGGGTGACATTCATCGCTGGCGTGCCGACGCCCCATTCCTCGATCGCGACTTGCGTGGCCACCATGTTGGACAGCGCGCTGACGCTATCGTCCCAGCCCGAGGTGAAGCCCGACGGCACCGTGCCGGTGAAGGCGCTGCCGCCGAAATTGGCGGTGATCGAGGGGCCGGACGCAGCAAGATACAGGAACGGAAAGCAGTCGATGCCCTGACCGATACCGACCCGCGCAAGACTGCTGCCGCCAACTGCCGTTGCTGGGTTGGCGGTCGCCGAGCCATTCCAATTGCCCGCAGCACCAAGGCGAAACCAACTCAGTTGATTATCGAGATCGATGGCGGCGCAGACGATCGAGCTTGTGGTGATTGCGCCGATGGTGCCCAGTGCCGATATCTGCACGCCGAAAGCGTCGTAGCAGATAATGATGCCGGTTTGGGCTTGGGGGGCGATGACAGAGGGAGTGGCTACGCTCGTACCAAGGACCGCCTTCGCTGCGGCGAACCCAAACAGGTTGGAATTGTTCTGCGTCGTCGTGCTGGTGTACTCGAGATAATACTTGCCGGTGCGCTTCGGGTCTTTGCCGCGCACGCCCTGGTTGGCAGCCGCAGCGGTAGCAATCAGATTGCTGCCGCTCAGCGTCAGGCTGGCTGTCTTGTCCGTCGTGCTCCAGGTTGAAGCGGCCATCTAGCTGACCATCTTCGGGCCGATCTGCGCGGCGTTGACCGCCGATGCCGTCCACGCCGATCCGGTGTTCGGGTCCGTCGTGTCGGTGCGCCACGCCCAGCCGAAGCTCGTGGAGAGCGAGATGGTCGGCGTCGCCACGGTGGTCGAGCCGGACTTGATCTGGATGCTGCCGGTGCGGGTGCCCGCGTCGGACTTCTCGATGAAACCGCGCGTGGTCACCGCGACCACGGATGCTGGCGCTGGCGAGAGTGAGGCGATGGCGTAGAAGTCCACGTCGTTGACGGTGCTGTCGTAGACGTAGCTCGTGGTGCCGTCCTGCTGCGGTTCGCTGACGAACTCGGCGTTGTTGTTGGTGGCTGTTACCGTGACGCTATACGAAACAGGACCAGCACCACCGAGAGTCGTAGGCGACGCGGTCGGAAACGACGCGTAGGCTACCGTAGTGCTGGATCGTCCAGCCGTGCCGGCGCCGACCGATAAAACCGTGGTCACATCATGGCTGAACCCGATCCAGTAAGGCGTGCCCTTAGTGACAGCGACCGGGGTGCCAAAGACCAGAGCATTAACGCCAGTTGCGGGGTTCGTAATCGTGGTGGCTGAACCAAGCACACCGCCTGGAACCCCGGACGCATCCGCAAAGATCGTGGCTTTAAGATTGCCGGTGAAGCCGGTATTGATACCCACGGTGCCGCTGCCGATAGTGCCGCTATAAGCGGGGGTGAATGTCACATATTTTGATGTCCCGGTCGGATCGCTTGATGTCGTCGTCGCTGTGATTGAGTTGACGCTCGTAGATGGACTGACCGCGAACTGCGGCGTTCCGACAGTGCTCGCAGGCATGCGGGTGTAGCAACGGATATCCCCCGCCCACGCCACGCTCGACGCATCGCTGCGCCAGAGCAGGTCATCGATCTGTTGGGCATTCACGACGCTGGACATCTGCATCGTCAGCTTGTTCGCGTAGCTGTTCGTGCCGGGGCGTGTGTTTAGTGTGGCTCCGCTGTCGAAATCATCCACGGTGTTGCCATTCTTGCGCGCACGGAAGCGGCCGACCGTGTTGCTGATGATGATCTCGAACTCGAAGGCGAACCAAGTGTTGGTTGCTGTCACTGCGCTGGAGTAGGTCGCCAACGTTGTGCCGCCGGGTGTGGCTGAGGTTAGCAGGATCGTGCCATCGCTGCGAAACACTATGCAGCACTGGTTCGTTACGTTGTCTGTGAACTGGAAGAATACCCCGAGCGTTGTGCCAGTAAGCGGGGCGGTCTGCCGGAACGCGCAAACGATGTGATGCACTGCATCATTAACCGCGCTGGACTTCACTATGTTTTGGCTGGCGGTGTTGAAGTTCAGGCATTGACTGCCGGTAAATCTTCCAGCGGGTAGCGTGAAGTTAGTCAGAGCGCCGCTGTCCCAATAGCCAGCGGTCATGTCTGCTGGCGTAGAGTACAGGTCGAACGAGTCGCCGAAGATGTAGGCCATCGCTCACACCCTCGCGCAGAGCACTGAAATTCCAACGTCCGCAAGCGCCGCGTCCTGCACCGTGGGCGCCACGATCTGCAGCACGTCACCGATCGCCAGCGACCCGCCCGCCCCTGCCAGCGCAGCATTGGTGTGCGATGTGCCAGACGTGGACACGGTGACGGTGCCGAGCGCCGTCGTGGTGGCGCCGCTGATCTTGTTGACGGTGAAAACAGCGCTGCTGGTGGGCTGGGTGGTGTAATACACCACAGTCCCGGCGAGCGACGCTGCCACCGTCACAGCAAACGCCATCGGCACGTTGACCACGCCTGCCGCTGGCGGCTGCCCGGCGAACGGGAACGAGATCGGCAGCTGCTGCACTTCGGTGGGCAGCTGGGCGTACGTGGCAGTCCCCGTCACCGCCGAAAACGCCGGGACCGCCGACAGCACACCGGCCGCGAGCGATAGCCCGGTGAGCGACGATACGGCCCCCGCGTTCCATTGCACCGACAATGTCCCGGTGGTGGTGATCGGGCCGCCCGTGATGCCGGCGCCGGTCGTCGCCACCGAGGTGACGCTGCCGACCCCGGCCGTGCCGTTGCTAGCCGCTGTGAGCCTGCCAGCGGCGTCCACCGTGAGGCTGGCTAGCGTGTAGCTTCCCGGCGTCACCGCCGTCGTGGGCAGCCTAGCGGCCGGCAACGTGCCTGTTGTGATATTGGTCGCGCTCGTGGTGTCCGTTGTCGCGCTGGCAGCGAACGCAACGCCGCCGGTCTTGCTGACTGTCGGGTTGGGGTACGTCCCGCTCAAATCCCCGCCCGCCGCACCCGACGGCGCCGCACCCGTGATGGTTACTGACGACGCGGCCGTCAGCCGTCCCGCCGCATCGACGGTAAACTGCCCGACATGCGTACTGTCGCCATAGCTGCCTGCGGTGATCGTCGTTGCTGGAAGGCGCGCAGCGGGCAGCGTGCCGATGGTAATGTTGCTGGCGTTGGTCGTGTCAGTCGTGGCACTCGCAGCGAACGCAGTGCCGCCTGTCTTGCTGACTGTCGGGTTTGGGAAAGTCCCGCTCAAGTCGCCGCCGGCCGCACCCGATGGCGGGCCGCTCAAGAGGGTTACGGAGGCCGCCGCAATCAGCCGCCCCTTGGCATCGACCGTAAACGTCGGGACGTGCGTAGCATCGCCATACGCCCCGGCTTTGACCGCTGTCGCGGCCAGCGACGGGTTCGGGTATGTCCCGCTTAAATCCCCGCCGGCAGCCCCGGTAGGCGCTACGCCTGAGACTGCCAGCGTTCCGGTCGTCAACGATAGCCCGCTGCCGAGATTGCTGACCGTGCCGGCGTTCCATTGCACGGCGAGCGTGCCGGTTGTGGTGATCGGACCGCCGCTGATGCCGGCGCCAGTGGTCGTCACCATCGTAACGGTGCCCGACCCGGCAGCGACAGCCCAGATCGGGTCCGCCCCGGCGCCTTGGGTTTTTAGAAAGTTACCGGTGGATCCCGGTGCAAGACCGACCCAACCGCCGGCGCCCCGGTAAAGGAGCGTGCCGCGACTGCTGCTGATGACCGAGTCGAGAATGTTGGTGAGCGTATTGCCGATCGGGACCGCGGTATGGCCGGCGATGTTCGCGATGATCTGGCCGTTGTTGATCGAGCCGCCGGTCGTCGGCGCATTCTGCCAGGACGGGTTTGCCGCGGTGCCTCCCGTGGTCAGGATTTGCCCTGTAGTTCCTGGCGCCAGCGCCACCCAGGCGGACGCCGAACGGTAGGCAACTGACCCCTGGGTTGCTCCGATCACCGCATCCATGATCAGCGTCAGCGTCGTGCCGGTCGGAACCGCGGCGCTTCCGGTGTTGTTCGCCAGGATCGTGTTCGCCGATATCGTAGCGAGCGAGACGACGCCAGTCCCGGTGATCGCCGAGCCGCCGGTTGAGATGCCGGCGCCCGCGCTGATCGAGGTCACCGTCCCCGTTCCGGCTGGCGCGTCCCACAGCACGTCGGCGCCAGCGCCTTGCGTCTTGAGGTAGTAGCCGCTGGTGCCCGGTGCGAGACCGACCCAACCGCTGATATTGCGGACAAGCACGGTGCCGCGGGCGTTGGTCAGGATATGATCGAGGATGGCCGATAGCGTCTGCGGCGTCGGTGCAGCCGTCGCGCCGCTGACATTGGCCAGCAACCGGCTATCGGCGACAGTCGCGAGCGAGACAACGCCAGTGGCGGTGATCGCCGCGCCGCCGGTATCGATCCCTGTTCCCGCCGCGATCGACGTGACGCCCGACGCGCCGACCGCCCAGGTCGGGTCGGCCCCGGCGTCGTGCGTCTGAAGGAACAATCCATCCGAGCCGGGCGGCAGTGCGATCCACCCGGCCCCGCCGCGATAGAGCAGCGCGCCGCGCGTCGTGGTCAGCACGTAGTCGAGGAAGTCCGACAGGGTATTGCCGAGGGCCGGACCGACGAGGCCGGAAATGTTCGACATCATCGTGCGGTCGGCGACGGTCATACCGGCCGGCAGCGCGTCGACGTAGGCTTTGGTGGCGGCGTCACCCGGCAGGATCGGAGCGACCAGCCCGCCGACGTGGCCGCCGGTAATGTTGACGCTGTCGGAGAACTGGAACGCCATGTCCCCGAGGTTCTCGTTGATCCAGGCGCCCGTCCCCGCCGTGCCTGCAGTGTCGTCCCAGACGAGCGCGTCACCGGAGAACGGGCCGCCCGAGGAAATCTGGACGTCCGCCAAAGTGCTCAGCAGCGTATCGACCGAACCGAACAGTTGCAGGAAGACCGGCGAACCGCCGGTGTCAGTCAGGTCCGGATCAAAAGTTCCGTAGGCCCCGGCGATCTGCACCAGAAAAATGCCGTAACGCACCGTCGCCGGATCGATGAAAGGATTGCCCGTGCTGACGGTGAATACGTCGAGCGCAGCATAAGCCGTGCCCGCGGAGTATTCGCCGCGCCAGCGGAATGTCAGGACCGGCAGCGTAAATGGCCCCATCACCGTGCCATCGGTGAGGGTGATGGTCATCTGAGTTCCCGAGACGGTAATCGAGGCGATGCCGTTCGGTAGCGGTGGGTTGTTCTGAAGCGCGATGATCGCCTCGGCGAGCGACCAGAAATTGTTATCGACTTCCGACGCCTCTAGGTTCGTGCCCTTGCCGGCGCCCCAAGCCCCCAGCGTGCGAAAGGTGATGTCCATGCTTACCTGCGGCGCCTTATGCGAGACGGCATGCCTAGACCGCCTGACGACCTTCCGGTGCTGCACGCATAATCGACTTGGATATATATTCCGGAGTCGGTCGGCGGCGCCCCTGGCCAGCCGTAATGCGTATCGCGAGGCGACGCGGCAAAGTCCGTGGGAGACAGAGGCCGAGCAATTGAGCTTCTAGCGCCGAGGCCGCTTGCAGCAAACCCGATGCTCAGTGTCGTTTCTATAGGCGCGGCGATCGTATAACCGAAGCGTCCGCCATGCCCGCCAACGTCTATGCTCACGGTCGGATTTGACGGCGGCGCATTGGCCGGAGGATGTCCGTTGCTATCGAGGTATGGAGGAAAGGGGTTATGTCCAGGCATGTCCCATATCCCCACGATCAACCCAACACTGTCATTGGAAGCCCAGACGACGGATATGGTCACACTGGTCGCGCCGCAGCCTGGCACGACGAACTGATTGAGGCCAAAGAGTTGGATGGCGCCCTCGGTAATGTAATGTGGGTTCCACTGAACATTCGGGCCGACAAACAGATCGGCGTTGCCTAGACCTAGCTGCGGCGGAAAACCGTCGCCGCCTGGAAAGAAATTGGCCATAGGGAACCAGCCGCTGCCACAGTCGCCGTCGCAATGCCAAGTACCCGGGCCACCGCCCCCGTCGTCCTTCTTCTTCCAGTGGACGTTGACAATGCGGTCGAACGGCGATTCGGCGTAATAGCTCACGGCGACAGGTCCCACTCCGTATGGCATTCATCGGGGATGCGGGTCGTATCTCCGTACTTGATATCATTGGCAAACTCGTCGAGGACTTGATTGATGCCCTGGAAGACATCGGAGATTTGTTCGAGCGGACTGGCGCAGCTCTGCGCCGTGTTTTTCTGCAACTTCACAACTCTCGGCCGATCCACGTCGACATAGCTTTCGCCATCGTTTCCCGTGATACGCACACTGTCATTGACGCGGCTCTGCTCGTTCAGCTTCTCCTGACAGCATTGGAACTGGTAGGTCATCGGCGTTGGTTTCGCCTGCGCCGGCGGCATCGTGCCTTGCGCCGTCGCGCCCCACGTCAGCGTCGCGCGATCCGCCTGCGTCGGCGTGGACGGAATGAGGATCGTCCCGAACGGGTTGGGCGACTGATAAGGCCGGATGACATATTCGAGGTTCGCCATCGTTTATTCCCCCGCAGAGAGATCAATGGTCTTTGGCAGCAGCAGCGGCGTAATCGCCGGGTAAAAATCGGTATGGAATTCGGAACCCTGAAGCGGGTGCAAATTGAGCGTCACCTGAGTGCTCGCGTCTGCCATCGCGGATCGCGGATCGCCGCTCGTGGCGTTCTGGTAAAACGACAGCGCGGTAACCTGCGCCAGCAGACCATTTAACACAGTGCAATCGATGACCGCCTCGCTCGCGGTTAGGTTCGTCAGGTCGAGATGGTCGTCGGCGACTACGAAGTTATCGAGCGTCTCATAAGCGAAATCGGCGTCCGAGCCGACAGCGGTTTGCCCGCCTGCCATCACCTCATAACCGGAATTGACATACCCGGCGTCGACATACACAGGCACGCCGACACGCGGCGCTACGCCATCGCCGGTTCCGATCGAGCAGCCGAGCGTAAATTCACCGAGCATGGTCCCGCTATCGCTGCAAGTGAGCTTGTAGCTCTTGACCTTGCCCGTCGCCATTCCGCCGGGAAGCCGGCGATCGGTCAGGCTCACGCTATGTCGCAGGCTGATATCGAGCGCCTGACGCCACGGCACAGAGAACGTGACATCGACCGCCCGCGCGCGCGCGCGCATCTTTGCCCGCGCCGCGAGCAGGAGATATTCAAACGACGATGCGCCTCGCGCGGTCTGGAAGTATGAACGATAAGCGACGTTGCCGATCGGGATGCTGCCGTCGATATCGATGCTCTGCCCGACGTATTCGGATGCGAAGCTGATCGCCTCCCGATCCTGCTCCGCGGGATCAGACAGCGTTGATTGCAGTCCCGCCATCATGACCGCCGTTACGGTCTCCGTCCGCTTGCGGTCGGCCTCATACTGAAGGGCCATGCGAATTTTGTAGACCCGGATATCAAAGTCGACGGTAAACGTGGTGACCGGATTGAAATAGACGGCGAGGTTTGACTCATCCAACGTGCTGCCGACATCGATCGCCCGGGCATAGGTTCCATTGTAGGTGACTTCGTAAGCGGTCGGCTTGAACCATTGCGTTTCGAAAATATAGCAGAGAGGCTGGCCGGACGGATCGGCGCCCGTGGCCAGTGACCATCCGCTGCCGATAGAAGTGCCAGGACGGGGCCAGTCTGATTTCAGCCCGTCGCCGAGCATCACCTGGATCAGACCTCCGCCGCCTTCGCTGAAGGGCGTCCGCGAGAATCCGCGCGTCCAATACGACCCGGCATGATTAAATGCGGAAACGATCTCGTCGGTCACGTCGATCGTGCCGGATGCCTGCTGCTGCCAGCTTACCGTCCCCGTTACCGTCGTCGCCACCAAGGGAGGCGGTCCGTAGGACAGGGAGAAATTGCTGTAGATGGAGGCATCCTCGCCGATATCGACGATGCCATCCTCGCCCTCGAGCACGTCGCTGATGGTCAGCGCTAGCGTAACGCGATCGATATGCCAGAGCGCCGAGTATGCCTCGAGCACGGTATCGTTGCTTACCGTGCTGCTGCTGCTCACGAACCATACCGGATCGTAATAGGGCAGCACTTTGAGTGAGTCCGCCAACGCGGTCTTTTGCGCATTGAGATCATCCGGACGGGCGAGGAATTGCAACTCGACCAACTCGCCAGCCTGAAGGCGCGGCACGCCGATCAGTCGACCGTTGAACAGCGGTTGAATGTCGGGCGTGTTCCCGGCCGGGTTCCAGGCGCGGTCCCAACTGAGCCAGCACCACAAGCTACGTCCGGTCGCCAGCAGGCCGACGCCAGGGTTCTTGATCCTGATCGTCAGCGTTGCAAGTCCGCCCTCCTCTTGCGCGATCTCAAGACTGACAATGTCCTCATCAAAGCGATTGTGCACCGAGGCGTCGAAGGGCGCATTCGGCGTGCGCGGTCCGGTGATGGTCAGGATGGCGTTGATCTCGGAGGTGGTCGCATTGAGATCGAGCGTGATCGAGGTCCCGCCCATTGGCGCGAGGAAGGTTGCCCCCACCGGAATGCCGTTGCCGGTGATGTTATAGACCAGCCCCGGCGTTAGGCCCATCAGCGCGCCGGATGGCATGTCATCGACGAGCTTGGGATTCTCGGTCGGAAAGCCGCTGATCACGAAGGGAAACTGACCGCTCGCCGACGCCCTGACATGCTGCGCGGCGACGGTATAGGTCGTGACGCCTTCAGTGTCGCCTAGACCGCCGGTAACCGTCTCGGTGTGCGGTGTGGCGGCAAGGATGAACAACTGGCCGATCCCGCCGCCGGAATAGTCGAGGAAAGCCGAGACGACGGTCAGGATGCCGCCGCCGGTCGTGAGCGACGTTCCATCGATCGTGCCGATCGGGATATCTGTTTCGCCGATCGCGGTTCCGGCGATGCCATAGAGTCCAGCGGGCAGACTGCCGGCGGCGAGCGTTATGGCATTGCTGCCCTGAGTGACGGTGCCGAGAACCGTCCCGATGCTGACCGACTTCGTTGCGACAAACTGCCCCGGCGTAGCCGCAGCACTCGCTGCGTCAATCAGATTGATCGATCCAGGGAGGCCGGTCAGAACGCTATCGTCGAAAATAAAATGAGTGTCGATCCCATCACCGATGAGCGAATAGAACGCGCCGGTCGTTAGCCCCGACGTGCTTGCGATGTCGGTCAGTTGCCGCGCGCCGGCATCGCCGAGCGTGCCGACAAGCGTTGCCGTCTCTATCCGCGCGCCATGCGTCGTTCCATTGGTCGCAAGCGTTATCTGCGGCTCGATCGCGCCGCCAGCCCAGGCGAAATAGAACGGCCCCGCCACCTAGACTTCCTCCAGCGCGAGGGACCATGAAACGGCCTGCTCCCACTCCTGTCGCGCGATCTGATGCTCGACGACCATCATGGTGAGTTGCGGCCGGTAATAGGTGAAGGCGCCCTCGACGCGAGCGCTGCCGGCAACCGCGGTGCGGCCGGAAAATCCGGTCGCGGTAAGATAGGCAAGCTCGACCAGCGAACTGACGACGACGATCATCCCGACCCACAATCCGTCGAGCGCTGCCGGTGCTTGATCGTTGCCGCTGACCTCAAGCCGATACTTGCGCATCTGCGGCGCGGAGATATCGACCAGGGTGCCGTTGACCGTGCGGGCGAGCTTGTCGGTGCCCTTGGCGGCGTCGATCGGCATGAGCGTCCCTTGTAGGCCGCGCGCCGAATAGGGGTTCACCCCAGGCGCGGGAGCCGAGAGATCGAACCGGATATCGAGCGAGGTCGAGAAGCTCATCAGCCGTTTGGCCTCGCCGCGAACCATGACGGCTTGGTTCCAGCGGATCGCATCTGCTGGCGATGCGCCTCGACGACCAATGCGTTGACCACGTTGTCATGGCCGGAGAGCGCAAAGGAGTTGCCGCCGAGATGGAGGTGCACGGGTGTTCCGCCGGCCGTCACCGGGCCGCCTTCGGCGAAATGCGGCGGCGAGACCAGCCCGCCGAGCGCGAAACCGGGATTGCGCAAGCTGTTGAGCGAGGCGAGCAGTTGCGGCCCCCAATGCTGCACGGCCTTAGTGCTCATGACGAACTCGCCGTTGGAAAGCCGCGCCAGGATGCTGTCGCTGGTGCCAGTGCCGCTGCCGCGGACCATGCCGCCGGCAGCGAACGGAACGCCGCTGGCCGCCGCGGTGCCGATGGCATTTGCCGTCGCTGATACGGCGGACTTTACCGCCGAGCCAACGGTCGATATGGCATTCGATAACCATTCGAGCGTGCTCTGCCATATCGACTTGAAGGTGTCAGCCGCCGTCTGCGTCCCCGCAAGAAAGGCTGCCCAGGCGGAGGTCGATTTGCTTGTCAGTCCCGCAAGGAACTCATTCCACGTTGGGTTGAATGCCTGCAACGCGCCAACTGCGCCCTTGCCGTAGCTTTGCCATGCGTCGTTCGCGGCCGTCCCAAAGGCTTTGATATAATTGATCGTGCTAACCAGATTGTTGTTGAAATTAGTTATAGCCTGCGTTTCCAGAGCATCGAGCCACTTCTGAAACGGGGTTAGTGCTGTATTGGCAGCGGCCGCCGAGTCGTCTAATGCCTGCTTCAGCCGGGCCTGCTCTGCCGCCAAATCCTCGGCCGCCTTTACCGCTGGGTCCGTGGCGCCGCGTGGCGCCTTCTGAAGCGCGTCGATCTGCTTTTGTAGGTTGGCGATGTAAGCCGGCGCGAGTTTCTTTAATGACTCGGCCGTCTGGTCCAGATTCTTTGCCACGAGGTTAAGCGCTGTGGTGTCCCACGTCTTGGTCGCCTCCATAAAGGTTTGGAGTGCTCTGATTTGGAGCGTTAGATCGCCAAGCTTGCCGACCGGGATATTCGACAGGTCGACTTTGAGCGCCTTAAGGAACCCACTAAAATCCGTCGCGTCCTGCTTACCGCCCCGGATAACGGTCGTCATCGTGTTGAAAGCGCCGCTCAGTTGGATCATGCGCGCGCCGGTCTGGCCACCATCCTGGCCGCCGCGCATGACGGGTATCACGTCTGTCGGTCGCTGGGTCGAGTTCTTGCGCACTTCCTCGATTTCGCGATTGAGTCCTTGCAGCAGTTTGGTTGCGTCGTCGGCGCTCTGACCAGTCTGCGCTGCTATCTCTCGCGCTGCTTGGAGGACGATCGGCTTTTGCCCGATCCCGCCAGCCGTTTTTTGAAGCTCAAGCAGATTTTCCCGAACCTTGTTGATCTGCTCGCCAATCGCACTGAACGCCCTGCCAACGGTGACGCCGAAAAGACCGCCGGCAAATCCGCCCGTGATCCTGCCGAAGATACCGCCGAAGCTCTCAACGCTCCGGGTTAGGCTCGAAAACTCGGCAACGACCCGGCCGAGGCCGCGACCTTGATGGATGAACTCCTGCAAGCCCGACGCCGCGTGTTCGGCGCTGCGCCCCGCGCGGTCAAAGGTCGGCGATAGCTTGGCGATCTCGGTATTGAGCGCCGCCGCCGATCGTTTGTATTGATCGAGTTGCCGCGCCTTGGCGTCGAGCGCTATCCGATCGGCACTCTGGCCCGTCTTGTTGAAAGTCGCCGCCAGCGTATTGAGTTCTTTGGTGGCTGCTTTGGTGGCTTGGCTGACGATCGCCAACTCGGCGCGCAGCTTGGAACTATCAGCGCCGATGGTGACGGTCAGATTATCGGCCACTTAGGTGTCCCACTTCTTCAATTGCTCGCGGATCGCCTTCGGCTCGCCTTGGGCGGCAAGCGCGTGCAGGCTCAGCAGGTCGACCATCTCCTGCCGCTTGCGGTCGCCGGAGATCGCAAGCAATGCCTGCAACTGACGCGGCGTGTACTCCATCACGTCGCGGACGCTATGACCGGCGGCGATGAGCCGTTCGGCCGCGGCGGCGTATTCATATCCGGACCCTTGCCAAGCGGGGCGCCGCCTGCGCCGCTGACGAGCCGCGTGATCCGGTCCATGAAAGGGGCGACACCGTTCGGCATCGTCAGGTCACGGATTGCGATCAGACAATCCACTAGATCGTCGAGCGAGAGCGCGTCGGCGATCGTCTCCGCGGCCTCGGGCTGGCCGGCCGACTGAGCGACGATGGTCCCGATCGCCGCAGGAGCGTCCGCAAGCAACGTATCGACCTCGATCGCCGGGGCGCCTTCGACCAGCAGCTTGCGCAACTCGGGAAAGCGCACCAGCAGGTCGGCGATCTGCCGGAGGCCGAGGCCGCGCAATTCGATCTCGCCACCCGCGATCTGCACGGTTCGCTTCTGTGGAACGATGTCGACCAGCGATACCATGTCAGCCGCCCGTCGGCGCACCGAGCAAGGCAAGCATCAGGTTGTCATAGGTGAATTCATCCATGACGATGTTGAGGCTGGCGGACTTTTCGTGGATCACCTCCAAGTCCTTGACCTTCACGCCGTGGCGCGACGTGTAGTGTGCGAGCGTCGTGACGGCGGGCGTGAATTCAAAGGTCGGGACGTTGCCAACGTCGCGATAGGCGACATCGGTCTCGGTCTGAATCTCGACCACGCCCTTGCCGATGTAGTACATATCAACCAGCGGCGAGACCAAGCTGGTGTCGGGATGCGTGACGGTTCCAAATATCCCGGTATCGTCTGCGAGCACTTCCCCGGTCAGGGTCAATTGTCCCCATTCATCGTGGATCAGGCCGACCGCGGCGTTCGGCCGAAACATGACGTTGGTAAGCTCCATCGTGATCGACGGGCCGATGGCATTAGCCCCGGTGAACTTGACCTTGGCGATGACTTGGTCGGCGCCGAAGACATTGAAGGTGCCGGGAGTCGGGGTGCGGTGAGACGGTTCGGACATCGGTGATGCTCCTATTTCGTGCTGTCTTTGATGGCGTCGGCGACGGCGGCTTCGAGCGCATCACGCGCCCGCGGCAGCATTGCAGCGGCCGGGTCGCGCAGGAAACGCATCTCACGGATATGCGCCTTGCGCGTGTAGCTACTGACCAAGACCGACTGGCCGCTCTGCGTCGCGTGACCGAATACCTGCGTCAGACTCCGACGATACGACCGCACGCGGAAGGCGCCACGCCGGCCCGGCGCGCCGTATTCCAGCGCCCCGGCGGAGGCGGCAAAATTTGCGCTTTCATTCCTCAGCACGCGAACCCGGCCACGCACCGAGTCTTCCTGAACGTCGACGAACGAGCGCGTCATTGCCCGCAGCCGCCCGGTGCGCACCGGTTCGCCGGCCCTGACCTCGGCCAGTAATTCGTCGGTCAGCGCGCGGATCGTGACAGCGAGGCGGTCGCGCAGAGCGTCCGGTAATTTATCGAAGGACAAATTGAGGCGTGTCGCGTCGATCCGCGCGTTGAACAGCGCCATCAGAGATCGCTCAAGCTGAAGATGTAGGTAAACACGAGGTTGAGATCGATCCGGTATTCAAGCGCCTCCGCATCCGGTGGCGGAACGGCGCAGCCTTCGTAGCGAATGCCGCCGTTGACGGTGACGCTCGCCAGCAGCGCCGTGTCGGTGAGGATCGCGGCGACAACCCGGTTGCGGTAGAGCGTCAAGAGCGTGCCGGCCTCGGCGCCGCTATTGCCGCGCAGCGCGATGATAACCTGCGGCTGCAATTCCATGCGCTGCTTTGCGGATACGGTCGCTTGCGCTGAGCTTGTCGGCTGCGCGGTGACGAGGCGTTCCGTTCCGTCGAGGACGATTACGGCCGGGCGTAGCATACCAGAGACATCGAGCCGGTTACGGTCGGCCGCGTTGACGCCCTCAACCGAACCGCAGACCTCGACCAGCCGCGACAGGATGGCTTCGCGTTGGTCGGCCACTACCAGAACCGCGGGCCGTAGCCGAACAACAGGATAATTAGCAGCACAATTACAATCAGCCCGATGCCGCCGTAACCGGCTGGGCCATAGTAGCCACCTCGATAGCCGTAATAACCGCCCCCGAGGCCACCGAACAGGATCACGATGAGCAGGACGAGCAGCAGCAGGCTCATTCCGTCGCCTCCCTCAACCTAGCCGCGACACAGCAGGTTCACGCGCACGAGTTGCCCGCCGTAGTAGATTGGGCCGATCTGCTCGATGTTGGACGGATTGCCTTTGATGACAATTCGATCGTCTCGGCTCGGAATGCCAAAGGCGCCGAGGCCTGTCGGGCTGAGAACGACCCGGATATCCTGTATGTCGCCGGCAGAGAGGTCCTGCGGCGCATAGGAACGGATTTGCGCCGGACAAGTGATCTCAGCGCTGACGGTAATCCCGCCGGTCGAGCCGTCGATCGTTGTATGCTGCAAGGTGACGTTTTCGCCGGTGTAGGCGAGCGCGCGGTCGAGGCCCGCTATGATCGTCCGCGGCGTCATACGACCCACTTCCTGTAGGGCGCGAGCCAGTCGCGGACGGTGCTCGACATCGAAGGCGTCGTCGCATCGGTGTACCAGTCCTGCTGGATGACATCGGGGATCGACTCGCGACGCAGCGCCGGATCGCGACCGCGCGCCGCCCAGCGGGAGGTTAGATATTCGAGCGCGGCGCCCTGCACGTCCGGCGGAATGACATCATACCCCGCATCGTAATCGATCAAGGTCACCATAGCCGCCCACGAATAGATCATCGCCGAGCTATCGAGCCGATAGATCGAACCGGTCTCGATCTCGATCTCCCATAGCGCCGGATCGAGCAGCGTGCCGTCCTCTGTCACCGTCAGCACCGGCACGCCGGCTTCGTCCAGCGGGATCGGCCACTGCCGCGTTTCGAGCGGCCGGCCCTGACCGAGCCAATCGCAGACGCGGCGGATTTGGTCGCGATAGGTCTGCCGCACAAAAATGCGGGCGCAATACTGATTGATTGCGGCTGACACCGCGTCGATCTCCTGCTGGATCGCGGCATCCTGTGACGTGTCGGCCGGGTCGATGCCAAGCGCGGTCTTGGCTTGGTCGAGACTCATCAACGCCAGACTCTCGGCCGGCGTGATAACGCGGGTGATGGTGTAGCCGGCCGGTCGCCTCACGAGCGGCGCAACCGGGCCAATAGTGGATAGAAGTCGCACGAGACGGTCGAGCCGTCGTCGTGGGTCAGCGTCAGCACGCCCTGGTCGTCGATCGCCGCCGCCGCTACGCCACGCCCTGGCGGCCCGCGCTCGCCCCTGGGCCCCTGTTCCCCAGGCTTGCCGCGATTGCCCTGTGACGCGATTAGGCGCCAGCCTTCGCCAGGGCATGGCCCCGGATCATCGGCGCGCGCGACGAATGACGACCCATTGATCGCGACGACGTCCATCGTCCTGTAGACGATCGTCGCGTTCCACATGCCGCGGATGGTCAGCGATTGCCCATCGATGCCGGCCGCGCCCGCCGCGGCGAGACAAATCCAATCCTCATGCGGGGGCGCCTCCGCGGTATCGCGTGCCGCGCAATAGGTCGAGCCGTCATGCGTCACGAGCGCGGCCTCGTAGTGGATCCCTTTCGCCCAGGCCTTCGGCGGAGCGAACTTGCCGGTTGGGCCGGGTTCGCCACGAGGTCCTGCAGGACCGATTTCGCCGGGCGGTCCGGACTCGCCCGGCCAACCCTGCTCTCCGCGCTCTCCGGGAGGCCCAGGAAGCCCCGGGTCGCCGGCCGGCCCTTGGATAGCTTCACCGCGCTCGCCCGGCTCTCCGCGCTCTCCGGGCGGCCCCGGCGGGCCGTCTCGCAGCGTCGCGAGCTTCTCGGCGAATGTCTGGTGCAATTCAAGCTTGGCGGCGGCGACCTCGGCCTGCAGCTCGGCGACGATGCGGCGGTGTTCTGAGGTCGCTAGCTCGCGCTCGCGCTGCCACTCGCGCCGCTCGATGGCAACCACCCGGCCGAGCGCCTCAGTCAGGCCGTCAGTGTAAAGTTCGGCTTTGGTCATCTGCGTGACACAGGATGTAGTCCGCGAGCTTGCTAGATTGATCTGCGCCATCGCCACTCCCATCGGCAGACGAGCCATCATCGGCGGACGAACCGTCGCCTGCTGACCCGTGCGCGGATGACTGCGCTGGCGGTGTGGCTGACGGTGGCTTGAGGTCCGCGCCGTAGGACAGCGGGACGACCTGCTGCTGGACGCGCGGCATCGCGCCGTAGCCATCCTCGACCGCCGGCAAGTCCTCCTCCGCCCGCGCCTCGTCGGGCGAGTAAATGCCGCTGATGACGCCGCGCGCGAGAGCTTCGATCCGCTCGCGGTATGCGCTGCGGAGCAACGCGCGGGTGTCGAATTCCAGATATTCGTCGGGCTGGCCGTAGAGACCGAACAGATTCCCGATCGCTTCCTCGATGTGGTTGAGCGTGAAGCCCAGGCCGCTCGCAATCCACGATTGCATCAGGAGTTCGGTCGAAGCGTAGGTCGGGCCGCCGATGCCGAGAATCTGCAACGGGACGCGCATCGCCAGCGCGATGTTCTGGTCGGTCATCTTGAGCATTTCGGCAAGCTGAGCGTCGACCGCGCTGGTCTCGATGGCTTTTGCCTTAAACCCGTTGGCCAGGACCGCGGTCAGTCCGGCGTTCTCGCCCTGGCTGACCTCATTCCACTTTTGCCGGGTCTGCTCGATCTGCTCCGGCGTCATTACTAAATCGGTTTCCAGCGTAAAGCTCGGCCGCGCTTGGTTGAGATAGAACGCGATTTGCTGGTTGAGCGCGGCGCCCGACATCGCAAGGTCGAGCGTTGCGGAGAGGATCGGGCTTTCGCCACGCAGCGGATGCCGCGGTGTATGCAACCGGACGTGGAGGACGTCGCGCGCCGGGGTAGGCTCCGACAACGTGAGATCAAGCCGCCGATCGACGATCTCGTTGCCGCTCAACGAGTAGAAAACGGACCCATCCCCGGCGATTTGTGCGCGACCGAACCGCATCAGGTGAAGCTCGGCGATCTCGGCGCGGTTGTTTCTGGCAACCAACGCGAACGCCTCGCCATGCTCATAAAGGCGCCGCGTCAGGTTTAACAGGAAGTCGCTGATACTCTGGTAATCGTTTGGCTGGCGGAGGATGCGGGTCAGCGCCGAATTGACGACGCGCTCGCGGCCACCGTTGGTGAGCTTGCGCCAATGATTACCGGGACACATCGGCACGGTCTGCGAGTATGCGCTGACGCACGCCTCGACCATCGCCCGCCGCTCGCCGTAGGGCTGCAAGCGATAGCCGGTCTGCCACCAGTTCCAATCCCGGCCCGCCTTGGCACTCAGCCAGCCTTGCGACAGCATGTAGGGGCCAGGGCGGTATTGCCCTTCGGCTGCGACCTGCTTCTGGCCCCAAGGTAGGATGCGGGCGAGCCAGTTGCCCATCAGCGCGTTTTATACTCCGCGCCGGCCTGCGGCTTCATGTCGCGCGTCTCACGTTCCCGCCTTTCGCGTGCCGCCGCTTCGGGTTCCTGCCCCTGCTCGTAAGTGCCCTCCATCATCGCGTCGGCTTCCGCCTGGGTCGGCGTTGGCTGCGGAGGATTGTTTACCGTTTCGAGCCGCTCGGCGTGCTCCTGCTCCATCTCCTCGCGCGTCGGCGTAACTTGCATCCCGGCGACGCGACGTTCATCGACGGTTGGGCGCTTGTCGGCCGGATGCTGTGCGGCGTGGCGCTGCTCGGCCGGACGCTGCTCGGCGGCGGGCCGTTTGTCGGCGGGTTGCTGCTGATGAGGTTGGCGCTGATCGTGGGGCCGCTCATCAGTGGGCCGCTTGTCGTTGGGCTGTTTGTCGGACATTTGCTTTGCTCCCTATGAAACTAGGACGGCGTTCGAGTGCGGCGCATCGGTCGAGCCGAACGGGTTGCTGGCCGTCACGACGCAAGTAATGCTGTGCCCGACATCGCTTGCCACGATCAGATAGCTGGCGCCGTCTCCTACATGCGTCGTGCCGTCGCTGTACCACGTGCCCCTGTACTGGGTCGGCTCCTGGCTCCAGTTGCCCAGCGTCGTCAGCAACTCCTGCCCGACCGCTCCCGTTCCGCTCACATAGGGGACATCGACATTGACCGGCGGGCCAGTGACCGGCGTTCCCTCCGGATCATTGCCGTGCGCCATCATCTTGAATCCATCCGCCATCAACTGCGTCGGGGTCGGTTGATCAACCGGCGCGACACGTTCATCAGGCTTGTCTGACATCTCTTCGCCTCCGAAAGATTGGCGGGGCCGAAGCCCCGCCTACGCCCGAACCGTTTACGGTCCCCAGTTCACGCCGGTCATGTACTGCACCATCCCGGCGCGCCGCATCGCCCAGGTGACGTTGGCAAGCATTCGGACCGCGATCTGCGCAGTTTGGAACATCGACTGCGTGGGAGCCGCGATGGTTGCCGGCGATCCGGCGGTGCCGATGTTCAACGGGGTCGTGTCCTCCATGTGGAGGGTCGCCTCCTCGCTGACCTCGAATTCCGGTGCGCCCGAGACCGAAACAAAGTCCGCCGCATCGATCATGTAGACTTGGCCCGAGGGCACACTCGTTGACTCAATCACGTTGAACCGTGCGGTAAACTGTTGGGTCCATCCGAACGGTACGCCGGTCGGCCCCGGCGCGAAGATCAGTTGTTGTCCCTGTGCCGGATTGAGCAGGAGGCACAATATCCGGCCGGCGTTGACGGCGTAGAACGGGTTGGTCAACGCCTGGAGATCGGCAAGGATCGCGGTGTAGCTGTGCGCCGTCGAAGCGGTGAGCGGTGTCACGCCATTGGTCAATCCAGCCGGCCGCGTCGTCGAGACCGCGACGTTGTCGATCAGCAGGCCGTCGATGTTGATCGATGTGTCCAGCGTGATGTTCTCGCGGATGATGCTCTCGATCGCCGGGTTCGAGTACATGGCGATCTCGCGGGAGAACACCGCCAGCCCGCCGACCTTGTGCGGCGAGAGTGTGATGCTGGTCGTGCCGAGCCGGCGGACCGGGATCGGCGCGCCTTCGGCGACGAATGAGCCGCCGATCGAGGGCGTCGTGGCGCGCGACGGTATCTTGATCGCCCCGGCGTTCGGACCGAATGCCAACGAAGCACCCAGGCCAGACAGCCGCGGGAATACCGAGGTGGGCACGAGGTTGGCGAGGAAGTCGGCCTGCGCCAACTGGACAAGTTCGGCCGCCCATCCCGCCGTTGTCGTCGTCGCGCCGGCTACTGCGGCACGGCAAACGACCGCCGTCGCCTCGTGCTCAGGGTATCCCTCCTCGAGCGCTTGAGTGAGCGGAATGTGTTGCACCCTGGATTTGACCAGAGCGGTAAGCCCACGCCACAGCAGATCGCGCGGCTCGACCTCTTTTGCTGGGATGCTAAACGGGCGCCGGGCAAGCGCCGCCGATTGCTGCTGCTGCGGCTTCGGCGTCGGGTCATCGTCCCCGGCGCGCGCCGCGAGCGCCCTCTCGGTACGCTCAAGCGATCCGAGCCGCTGCGTCAGTGCTTCGATCTCGGACTGATAGCCATCGGCTTCGTCGACCTCGTGCTCGGGGTCTTTGGCAAGTTCAAGCAGCGCATCACGCGCTACGTTGAGCCTGCCCTGCACGTCTTGGATTTGTCGGGAGATGGTTGGGGTTGTCATTGGGTTATGCGCCTTTGAATGGCGTTTCATCACGGCTTGCCCGCCGGTTTGCGTCGGTCCTGTTCGCCTCATTACGGCTTGCCCGCCGAAGGCGATGGATAGCGTCTCGTCGGAAATGTTGAGCGATCGTGCTACTTGCAGCGCAGCCGGATTGGCTGGCACAGAGACGATGCTGGTCTCCAGCAATTCCTGCTGCATGAAGCGCATACCGGCGTATGGCTTCTTCGGATCAAGCGGTTCGCTCTCGACCGAAAGAAAGCCGACGCTGGTCGCGCGCAAGATGTCCTGCTCGATCAGGCTGAGTATTTCATCGACCCGCTGCGACGTGCCGCGCGCTGCCGGTTCGAGGTCGCCCATAAGCCGGCCGTCCTCGACGCGCACGTTGCGCCATTTACCGATCGGCGAGTTCGGATTGTGATTGAATAGCGCGATCGGATTGCGATTGAACGAATCAAGCCGCCAGCCGTTCTGCTCGATCACATCGCCATAGCGGTCAACGGAGGCGTCGCTGAGGACATAGGTAAGCGTCCCCGCCTGCTTCCCGGTAGCAGTTTTGCGAACCAACGACATTTTATTGATCTCCGCTTAGCCGATCAGCGTCGCGACGTTGAATTGCGGCTGCTCGATCATCGCGAGCCGCATGGTCATGATCAGCGCAATCGGCCCGTCGATCTTGTTCTCGGGCCGCTCCTTCCGCGGGAAGACCTGATCCTTGCCGTCGAGCCGCGCGGTGACATTGGACATCATCCACGTCATCGGATCGTTGGCGTCGGCGTTATGCTTGAGCCGGCCGGCGTCGATCAGCGCGGCAACCTGCTTCATCGGCTCGGTGAAGTTCGCCGCGGTCTGCTGGAACTCGCTGACCTTCGCGCCCTTCGCCATCAGCCGCGTCATCAGCATGGTCGCCTGCGCAGGGTCGAAGGTGATTTCCTCGACGGTAAAGCGGCGGCGGATGTCGTCGAGGTCTTCCTCGATCCGCTCGAAGTCGATCATGTTGCCTTGCGTCAGGATCAGCTTCGGCGGATCGGATAGCGCCCAGCCGCGGTAATGATCCTTGCCGGCTTCCTCGACGATCTCCTCGGGGAGATAGTAGCGGCCGAACGTCGCAAAGCTGCCGTCGCCGAGATCGAACAGGATTTGCATCGCCGCGATGTCCTGCTTCGATGCGAGATCGAGCGCGATGTTGCAACGCTGGCCCTCGAAGTCTTCAAGCTGCAAGTCCGGGTTCCGGCAGGCCGCCCAGCTTTGCATATTGAAGAACGCGGCGCGGGCGTTGACCCATAGGTTCAGGTGCTTGGTCTTGAACCGGCCTTGCTCACGGGTGTTGCGGACCGCCTCGCGCTGGCGGGCGAGTAGGAACTCGCTTGATACCGACACATCCAGATTGGGGTTCGCCTTGAGGATCGCTTCGGGCGCCGTCCAGTCGTCCTCGGGATCCACCGTGTATTCAATGAAGAACTTTTCGTCGTCCTCGATGACGCCTTCAAGTATCTTGCGACAGGTCAGTATTTTGTCGAAACATGGACCGGCCAGATTATCGCCCGCCGTCGAGATTACCCACATCATCGGCTGCTCGCGTGCGCCCATGCCGGTCAGCATGGTGTCGTACTGATCGGGGCTGTCGTGCTCGTGGTATTCGTCGACGATCGCGCAACTCGGCATCGCGCCATCACCGGGCTTACCGATCATCGGCGTGAACCGCGATCCATTGCCAACGATGTTGATATTCGACGAATTGACCTGGATGCCGAAATGCTGCCGTAGATCGGGCCGACCTTCGGCCATCATCCGCGCCGGCCGGAAGACCTCCCAGGCTTGTTTCTCGGTGCCGGCGCCGGAGTAAATCTCCGCCCCGTGCTCGCCGTCAGCGCACAGCATGTAGAGGCCGACGCCAGCCGAGAGGATGCTTTTGCCGTTCTTGCGCGGGACGATGGTGACGACCTCGCGGAAGCGCCGCTTGCCGTCCGAGCGACGGAGCCAGCCGTACGCATTGGCCAGGACAAAGCACTGCCAGCCTTCGAGCCGGAGCGCTTCGTGGCGCGCCGCCCAGGCGCCCTTGGTGTGCGGTAGCCGCTCGATGAACCGGCAAACCCGCTCCGCCATCAGCGGCTCGAAACGGTAGGGCCCAGCCTTCTCGCTCTGGCGATCCCGGAGCCACCGCTCGCAGGCGAGCCGTTCCCACTGGCAAGCCGGCCGGCGGCCCGATTGAACGTCGGCGACATAAGCTTCGGCACGCTCAACGTGCGGATGCTCGATCGCCCGTTTCTTCGGCATTAGCCGGTGCCGCCGAACTCGGCGAAGGGGTTGGTCATGTCGGCGCCCTGCGGGCTGCTCAGGCGGCTGCGCGCGCTCGGCGTCATGCCGAACTCAAGGGCGCAACGCATCATCGCCATCATGGCTCGGTTGGCTGTGCCGACCAGCGGATTCTGGATTGCGTTGCCGTTCGTCGTCTTGATCAGTAACCCATGGGTCAGCATGTCGCGCTTCGCCATCTCCGCAAGGGCGCGCTCGGCAGCGATCCAGCGCCCCCAGGCTTGGCAGTAAGCGGCGAGCGCGGCGCGATCGAGCGTGGTCAACAGTCCGAGCCGATGAAGCTCGCGGGCGATGCGGCGCCACTCAATCTTTGCGTCTTCGTAAAGCTCTGCGGGCGCCGATGGTAGCTTCTCACGGCTCGGCTTCGGCTCATTCTTGTTGATCGGCCGCTTGCCCGGATTGCCGGTAACCAGCTTCAGATAGCTAGGCTTCGGTCTCCGTCCAGGCATCGTTATTCCCTTATCGCGAACCGGTCAGCCCGAGGGCTGCGCGGAAATCGTCGTCAGTTCTAAACGGCCGGTTGAGGTCCACCGCCTGCGTCAGGAGGACGATCGCTTCCCCCTCTTTCTCCGGCGGGATCGCTGACACATCCGGCAACCCCAGCGTCTGGAACGCGCGCTGGTAGCGCGTTACAGCGTCAATAAGCGACATTGCGGCCCCCGGTGCTCATTTCGCGGCCATAAAAATTTGACCTGTGGCCGG